CCAATTGGGGGCTGGAACGCTAGAGATTCGTTAGCTGAAATGCAACCGCTTGATGCGGTTCAGTTAGTTAATTTCTTTCCTACTCCTACCGATGTAACCCTAAGAAAAGGGTATTCCAAGGCGTCTATTGGGATTACGGGTAATGTAGAAACCTTAATGAATTACGCTGGATATGATGGCACAAATACTTTGTTTGCCATTGCCAACGGGGTAATTTATAACGCATCAACTTCTACCGCAACTTCTGTATTTACAGGGTTATCTAACAGCAAGTTCCAGCATTGCATGATTAGTACCGATGGTGGTAATTTTTTAATAGCTGTAAACGGTGCAGACCCAGCTATTGTGTATGACGGTACACGCTGGTACAAGATGGCTACCACGACTACTGCACAAACCATACTATCTATTACACGGGGCGGTACAGGTAACCTAACCGCTACTTTAACAACTGCCGCACCGCATGGTCTTGCAACAGGTAATAGGGTTGTTATTAGTGGTGCAACAGAATCAAATTACAACGGTACTTATTCCATTACCGTAACGGGTGCTTCATCTTTTACTTACACAATGGCTTCTGCTCCTGCGGCAAATGCTACTGTCGTAGGAACTTATACCGTTTTAGGCATAACAGGTGTAAGCAGTAGCGTATTCATTAATGTCAATATGTGTCAAAACAGGCTGTTTTTTGTGCAAAAAGACAGCATGACATTTTGGTATCTACCCGTGGAATCTATCGGTGGTGCGGCATTAGACTTTCCACTAGGTTCTATTGCCCGTTCAGGTGGTTTCTTGCAAGCAATGGGTACATGGACTTTAGATGCAGGTTATGGCGTTGACGATCTATCCGCTTTTGTTACCAGCATGGGTGAAGTTATTGTTTACAAGGGTACAAACCCTAGTGATTCTAATGCTTGGAGTGAAGTTGGAGTATGGCAGATGGGTCAAACCTTTGCTAGACGGTGCTTTTTTAAGTTTGGTGGTGATTTGCTATTGCTAACCCAAGACGGTCTAGTACCAATGTCTGCCGCCCTACAATCTTCACGCTTAGACCCAAGAATTAATTTAACAGACAAGATTTATTACGCTGTAAGCCAAGCGGCAACCCTTTATTTTAACAATTTTGGTTGGCAAATTAACTACTTTGCTAGTGAAAATATGTTAATTTTAAACATACCGAATGGCACAAGTTACGATCAGTATGTAATGCACACGATTACTAAATCATGGGCTAAATTTACGGGAATTAACGCTATTTGTTGGGAAGCATCAGGCGATAACAAAATTTACTTTGGTTCTAGCGGATTTGTTGGGAATTTTTACGCTCAAACATCAGATGCAGGGGCTAATATTGTTGCAACTGCACAGCAAGCCTACAGCTATTTTGACAGCCGTGGACAGCAAAAACGCTTTACCTTAGTACGCCCTATCCTACAGACCGATAACGGCTTACCAACCGTTTTATGCGGTATTAGCACGGATTTTGACACAGTACCATTAACCAATCAGCTTGCTTTTAACCCTACCATTACTAATATTGGTTTGTGGGACACGGCTAAGTGGGATCAAGCTAACTGGGGTGGCACTTTAACAACCACTAAGTTTTGGCAAGGCGTCAGCGGTTTAGGCTTTGCTGGGTCAATTAACATAAATGTTGCATCGCAAGGTATTGAGTTTCATTGGGCATCAACCGACTATGTAATGGAAAAAGGTGGAGTGCTGTAGTGCTATGTTTTGACAAGGATAAATTAGGGCCTTTTATCGCCCAAAAGTTAAACATGGTATGGACACCTGAAAATTCAAGCACAATTGGTTGGGTAACAGATGAAATAGAAGCAGTAGTTTGGTATGAGGACTTTAATAAAAAATCGGTAACTTGCCATATTTATCTTGAAAAAGGGTTAAATAAGCAATATTTACATACCATTTTTGATTATCCTTTTGTACAATTGGGGGTAGATAAAATTGTTTGCCCCGTAATTAGTAGTAACGACAAGTCGGTAGAGTTTGTCAAGAAATTGGGGTTTGAGGAACAAGCACGATTACTTGATGTTTTTCCTACAGCGGATTTGTTGTTTTTTGTAATGTCAAAAGACAAATGTAGATTTTTAGGAGAAAGATATGGGAAAGTCAGCTAGTGCTCCACCAGCACCCGATTATACAGCGGCCGCTAAAGAAACTGCGTCAGGAAACCTTGATGCGGCAAGAGCCGCTACTGCGGCAAACCGTGTAAATCAATACACGCCTTATGGCTCGCTTGAATATAAAGTTTCAGGCGAAGATCCGTATGGCAATGCCACTTGGTCTGCTAACCAATCGCTTGCTCCTGAACAACAAAAACTATTAGATTATCAAAACCACGCCAGTTTAGGTCTTGGTGAGTTAACTGGTAAAGGCTTGGGTTATGTTAACAAAATGTTAGAAACCCCGTTTGATACCAGCAAGCTACCGACTACAGGGTTTAATCCTAGCCAAAGCTACCAAGATGCGTATATGCAACGCCTTGCTCCACAAATTGCACAAAGCCAAGAAGCCTTAGATACTAAATTAGCTAACGCTGGTATTCCAATAGGATCTGAAGCATATAAACGAGCACAAATGACGGAAGCACAAAGAGTAAATGATTTGCGTTTAGGTGCTACTACTTCAGGTTTTGGCGTTGGTCAACAAGCCCGTCAATCTGCCCTGCAAGAACAAGCCTACTTGCGTAACGAGCCATTAAACACGCTAAACGCTGTTAGATCAGGAGCACAGGTACAAGGCCCTAGTTTTGTAAATTCTGCTCAACAAGCAAATACCGCTGGGCCTGATATTTTGGGTGCAACACAAATGGGCTATAACGCCAATTTAGCCGCATCTAATGCTCAAAATGCCGCTAACAATCAAATGACACAAGGTTTATTTAGTCTTGGCGGTGCGGCTTTGATGTCCGATATTCGCACTAAAGAAAACATTGAAGTCATTGGCGTAGCTGAAAACGGTTTGACTGTTTACAAATACGAATACAAGCCTGAGTTTAAAGACCATGAATTAGCTGGATCAGGCGTTCACTACGGCTACATGGCTCAAGAAGTAGAGCAAGTTTATCCTTACGCTGTTAAAACCTTAAATGACGGCTACAAAGCCGTAGATTACGGACAATTATGAACCCCTATATTTTGCAAGGCCAACCAATGCAGGATCTTGGCGGATTAAGCCCTGTATTTGCAAATTTTGGTCAGCAACAAGCTAACCAACAGGCGGCACTTGCACAGCAAAATCAATTAGCAGGTCAAGCTGGGCAAACGCAACAAGGCGGTATGAATCCTATTGCTATGGCAATGATGTTGCGTAATAAAGACCCTAAAAAACCTGCCAATGTAACTGATAAAAGTCAGATGATGCCTGATACGCCACAGTATGCAGACCCAGCTTACATGGATGCAGGGTACTAATCATGGCTGACATCGGAACACTAAACCCTGAACAAATGTTGCAACAGCAACAGATTCTACGCCAGCAAAAATTGTCTGAAATGCTTATGCAACAGGGTATGCAACAGCCACAAGGTCAGATGGTTAGTGGTCATTATGTTGCCCCTAGCATATTTCAAAATCTAGCTGGTTTAGCTAATACTTACATGGGTCAAAGAGGTATTGAAAAAGCCGACAAAGCAAACATTGACTTAGCTAAAGCTATTCGTACACAACATACTGATGAACTTAATCAATTTAATCAGTTATTACCTAAAAACCCTATGGAAGCATATAGTTTTGCGGCACAAGCCTACAATCCTAAATTGCAAGAAATTGGCATGAAAAAGATGTTGCCACAGGAATTTGATTTATCTGAAGGTCAAAAACGCTACATGACAATGCCTGACGGTACTGTTAAAGAAGTTGCTTCAGGCGGTCAAAAATTCCGTGCTCCATTGCAAATTGATACTGGTACAGCAATTGAATTGCGTGATCCAAACAATCCAACTGTTGTATTGCAAAGAATTCCTAAATCTATGAGCCCTGCTGATGCCGCTAGATTAGCTGATGAAGGAATTACTGGTTATGGTGGCGGTGGTTACAATGCTCCTGCTGTCAGCCCTGTTCCTATGAACAATGCACCAATTGGAACTAGCCCTGTTATTAGACAAAATGCACCACAGGCATCTGTTGCTTCTAATGCACCTGCTTATGCTCAAAATGCAGTAACAATGCAACCTGTAAATGCAAACAATTTGCTTGTTCCACCACAAATAAATATGGCTGGTGTTTCACCCAAAGAACAAAGAAAAATAGCTGGAACACAAGCAGAAGAATTGCAAAAAAATGTTAAAAATTCTTATGAAGCGTACCCAGTAATTAAAGAAATTCAACAAATATTGCCAAATGCTACTGCTGGTTATGCAGATCAGGCATGGAAGCAAGCAAATCGTGTATTCGGAGCATCGACTTCATCTTCACCAATTGATACGCAACTAGAAATTTTAGGTACAAAACTTGTAATGTTGCAACCACGCTTTGAAGGCCCACAAGGTGTTCGAGATGTAGAACTTTACCAAAAAGCCGCTGGCGATATTGCAAATGCAAGTTTGCCTATTGCAGACCGTATGGCTGGATTAGAGCAAGTAAAAAATATTTACAAGCGTTATGCACCTAATTTAGATTGGTCTTTTGCTCCAACTCCAGTAGCTGAACCTAACAAAAACAAACCAAATGCACCGCAAGCGTCTAAAGCACCTGCTGGGGTTGATCCAGCGGTTTGGTCTGTAATGACACCGCAAGAGAAATCTTTATGGCAGAAATGACCGTTGACCAGCAAAAAGCATTAGCTATGGCTAACGCTCGTTTAAGATTGTCACAAGCACAGCCTGAACAGGGAA